GTCCAAGGTATATAAATACCTATCCTTGCAGAAGCCCAATGTGGCGCCGGGAAAATATGATTATGAGTTAAGGTTGGACGCTTATTATTATGAGTGGAACACGAAGATATTCAAGTATACCCCGGAAAATCATGGACAGGAGGCAGGATGGAACCTTACCGCCACTCTTGACACGCAACTGGGCGTGTTCCTGCGTAACCTGAAAGCTAATGGATACACGTATAACGGCATCGATTATGACTTTGATATAGACAACACGGTCGAGAACAAGGCCGTGTTGATGTCTTATAATAATATCCACCTTTTGGACGCTCTTTTCTCGATGGCCGCCGAGGACAAGTGGAATTGCGACTGCTGGATAACCGAGAATATTATCCATTTCGGACGATGCGAGTTCGGTGACGCCGTCAAGATAGAGTTGGGCGTGGAGGCTTCCTCCATGACCCGTAACGATAGCAAGGGTACTTACGCGACACGTATATACGTGTTCGGAGGTACCAGAAACATCCCTGCCAACTATCGTCCGGTAGATGAGCAGACCGTGGTCAACGGTGTCGTGCAAAAGCGGCTCATGCTCCCATCTGGGACACCGTATATCGATGCCTATCCCGGCATGACCAACGCTGAGGCCGCGGAGGACGTGGTGGTATTTGACGATATCTATCCCAGACGGATAGGTACGTTGTCGGATGTTAAGACCGTGGACAGGAACATAGAGACGGACGGCGAGGTGACGGGGACTTTTAAGGCTTATCAATACAAGGATACCGGGTTGGTGTTCAAGGATGAATATATCATAGAGGGTGAGAAATTGAAGGTCACGTTCCAATCCGGGAGACTTAATGGAATGACTTTCGGAGTCACTTTTAACCCCGAGGGAGCGGAACCCGTCGAGCAATTATGGGAGATCGTAGCTAACGAGGATTATGGCCGCTTGTTACCAGACGATGTGATCCGTCCAGAGAATGGTGATAAATATATACTTTCCGGATTCAATATACAATTAGTGTCCGGCCAATATATACCGGAGGCGGAGGCGGAGCTTTTGGCCAAGGGTAAAGAATATATAAAGAGAACCAGTATTGACGATGGCACGTACCCGACTACGTTGGACTCGGAATGGGTCTATCAAGACCAGATCAACCGGACTTACGAGGTGGGGCAGAGGATGCGGATGGTCAATCCCGCTTTCTTCTCGTCGGAAGGACGTATCAGTCGTGTTATAGGCTGGGAGATGAGCCTTGATATCCCTTATGATTCTCCTGTATATACTATAGGCGAGAGCTCTCAATACAGCCGGCTTGGTGAATTGGAGGACAAGGTTGATTCCTTGACTTATAAAGGACAGACATATACCGGTTCCGGGGGAAGCGGCGTATACGTTATCCGTACCAATGACTCCACCCCGGCAAGCGACAGCAACGTATTCTCCGCCCTTCGCTCGTTGGCTACCTTTTTACGCAAGGATAAGCCGGATCAGACCAAATATCTAATCAAGTTCCTTGGAGGATTGATATCCGACAATATCGAGTCTCAGGATTTTGCCGCCGGTCCTTTCGGCACGGGGTTCCTCGTGAAAAGGGACCCAAAGACCGGTAAATCATATATAGAGGCGGACGAGATCTACATCCGCCTTAAAGCGTATTTCGATACCTTGGAGATCAAGCATCTTACCCAAGTGGGCGGTCGCATCGTCCTGTCTCCCGCCGGTATGGATTGTATCCGGGTCGAGGAGGTTGCGGCGGAGTACGAGAAGGTATATGATAGCGCCGGAGAGGAGGTTATGGATTCTACGGGGGACGAGGTGCTGGCTCCCGTGGCCGGTGGCGAGAAAGCTTACCGATGCTACTTCAGGCAGTCAGACGGGGACAAGGAGATCGTTAACGAGTTCGCCGTTGACGACTTGGCTCAATGCCGGGAGTTCAACGTTAAGACGGGCGTTTCCCACGACGTTAGCAACCAGTATTACTGGAGGAGGGTGATCCATGTGGGGGACGACTACATCGACCTGTCCATAACGGATTGCGATACGGGAAGCATGGTCCCACGGGTGGGTGATACCATCGTCACGATAGGAAACAAGACGGACAAGAACAGGCAGAATGTAGTTTACCTGTCCTCCTATGACGAGGACGCCCCTTGTTTCAAGCTCTACTCTGGCATTAACGATTACTCCATGCTGAACAAGGAGGTGACGGTGATCTCACCGAACGCCGACAAGAACGTGTTTACCGGCAAGATGGTGATCAAGCCGGGTTCCACCGGTTTCGAGAACTTGACGGACGCCCCGAAGGTGGATGAGATCAACGAGGCTATCAAGGACGCCCAAGAAGCCGCCTCCGCCGCCCAAGAAGCTATCGAGGGTGTGCAAGGATCGGTGGATGATTTCAAGGAATACGTCCTAGGGGACGCTTTCGCTGACGGTATAGTGTCTGAGGCGGAGACTAAAAGCATAAGGCAATACATCAATATCGTCAACAACGAGAAGGAGTCAGCCTTGGGCACCTATAATGAGTTGGTAAACAATCCTTATCTTGAAGGATCTGGACTTGTATCCTTGCAAAACGCCAAGACCAACCTGTTCTCCTCCATAGACAGCTTGATCAACGCCGTCAACGCCGCGATCGAGGACAAGATCGCCTCCAAGGAGGAGATCGCCGACATCAACAACAAGTACTCGGGGTTCAACACTGCGTGCGCCGCTTTTTATACATCAGTGGAGGTCGCTAACAAGAGCATACAGGATAAATTGAAATCTTTCTCTAGCAAAGCGGAGGAAGAGGCGGACAAGGCTAACAAGGCCGTATCCGCATTGGCTGGCGACCTAAACGATACCAAGGGGGCCGTGAGCGATCTCGACAATTATCTTGACATGGCTAACGAGGACGGTATCATCACGGAGATAGAGGCCGCTACCATAGGCAAGTATATCAATACGGTCAACCAATCCAAGAAGGAGATGGATGCCACGTATACGGCGTTGTACATCAACCCCTTCCTTCTAGGAACCGCCAAGACCAACCTGTACTCGTCCAAGAATAGCTTCGATACGGCGACGTCCAACTTGATAGCGGCCATCAATGCCGCTATCGCCGACGGCAAGACGACCACGACGGAGAAGAGAAACGTTGACAGTAAGTTCACGGCATTCAACAACGCCTATGCCTCTTTGGCGACAGCGATAGAGAATGCCAACAAGTCGATCCAGCAAAAGATCAAGGAGGAGGCGGTGAATGAGTCGAAATCCGATACCAGCTCGAAGATACAAAACATGAGTCAAGAGGTAAAGGATGAGTTCGCTAAAAAGTTAGGATATAAGGATTATGAGAGCCTAGTAAATGAGTCGTATTCAGGATATACCATCATAGATCCTAACACGGGAGTTTTAAACACTCGTTTGATAGAGGCAGGTGTCGTTATCACTTCTAAGCTTCTGGCGGATACTATCATGGCCAACGAACTTAACATAAATGACCGGTTCAAGATATATACGAATGGCAACGTTGATATGAACGGGGTCTTCCACTCGCTAGGGGCGAATACGGAGCTTGTCCTGTCTAACGGGTACTTGAAGATGTTATATAACGGGGTTGACGTGGCAAGGCTATCCGTTGATGAGAATACCGGATACCCCGAGCTCTTGCTTTACGCGGGGGATAAATCCGCGACTATAACCCCCGGCAAGTTAATCCTGAGCTCCGCCTTCAATGAGTATTTGACATTTGATGCGGCCACCATTGGAAGAGGCGAGGTGTTGAAAAAGGAAGATGGGACATTATGGATACGGGAAAATGCCATCTCGACTGTTAGTGTCAATATATTATCATCTCCTGTCAATGGAGGGACTACGAGTCCTTTCCATGGAAATGTATTGGTCGTAGCGAATCACCGGTTTACGATCGAGGCGATCCCGGCCGAAGGGTATGAGTTTGACAAATGGTCTGATGGAGGGGGGCGTACGCACTCGGTCGTGTTTACGAGCGATGGACAGAGCCTTACGGCGTATTTCAGAAAGATACAGGTTACCCAGTATACGTTGTCCTTATTGGCCGATCCGTCAAGTGGTGGTACCGTGTCTGGATCGGGCAGTTATGATGCAGGAACCAAGGTTACAGTATCGGCCACTCCTAACAATGGATACCGTTTCATTAGGTGGAGTGACAAGGGTAACCAATCCCATACGGTTACGATGGACGGAAACAAGACATTGACGGCGTATTTCGAGAAAGCGGTCATCACGGGCGACGAGATACTAGTAGGTACGGATCTCACGTCGAACCTTTACGTTAATACGATCAAGACCGGAAGCGGTACACTTACCGCTAATGCGTCCGGAGGTAAACTCACGGTTGCGTCCTCGGAGGATATGCAAGGGTGGGTCTTGTTTGACAAGATGTATCTAGGTAGCAAGCTCCTTCAAGGTCACAAGTACCGCCTGTCCATAACAGCCAAGGCATCCTCGGGCACGACGACGTTCATAGCGGGAATCGGTTACTTGAGCTTGGAGGGTGATTTCAACGACCTGTCATCCGGGGATATGATATATGGCGAGCAAATAACGACCACGTCCAAGACGTTTACGGTGGACATAACGGTTTATCAAAGGGATAGTTCCATAGCAGACTCCGTATGCATGGCCTTCATCCCAAGCGGAAACGTGACAATAACGATCTCCGGAATATCATTAAAAGAAGTATAACATTAAAATATAAGGATCATGGGACTGTTAAATTATACCATAGCGAAAATAAACGATCTGCTTGGCAAGGTGGACAAGATGCCGGAGACTGTGAAGGACGGAAAGACCCCCGTACTGGAGACCGGCACTACAACGACCTTGTCACCCGCTGAGTCCGCCACGTCCGAGGTCGTACGGAACGGTGAGGACTCAAACGGAAATCCTAGGTACAAGATAAACCTAGGTATCCCCAAAGGCAGGGACGGGTCCGGTGGATCGGGAGGCGGCGTGGCGGACTCCGTAGACTGGAGTAACGTGCTCAATAAGCCAAGCTGGGTAAACTCCACGACGAAGCCTACCTATACGGCATCCGATGTGGGGGCTCTCCCGTCCGACACGACGATCCCGTCCAAGACGAGCCAGCTGACCAATGACAGCAAGTTCGTCAAGGAGACCGGACTGAAGACAATCAATGGACAATCGTTGTTGGGTACCGGAAACATATCCATATCCGGTGGCTCCGGGGAAGGAGGCGGGGGCAACGTGAACGTAACGAACGCAGCGGAGCTAAAAACCCTTAAGAAATATGTATTCAAACCCTCCGCCGATGGATCAGCGGAAGGAACGTTTTCTGCCCTCAATGTCGCAACCCAAAACGAAGACGGACTGATGAGCACTCAACAAGTCGAAAAATTGTATAATATCAAAGATGTTTACAAATTCCCGGCGGCTGTATTGGGCTTGGCCTCGGCATCCACCAGCGATGATATCTTGACGGCATTCGGGTTTGATCCAATCCAAGAAAACACAGCTCTTGCGTATGTGGCCCAAATATTATTATTAGGACAATCAGAAGAATATAACTATGAATATCCATCTATCTTCATCGGTAACTACGCTTGTAATGTGTACGTTTTCATGGATTCAGGCACGATAGAGATGGAATTGTCATATATAGGACAAGGAGGAGTGCTCAAGACAGTCAAAGTAACGTGCAAAGAAGAGAAGGATGGTAAGTTTACCTATTCTGTGTGTTTCTACGAAAGCGGAGGTGAAGAAGTTTATTTACCTTCCTCAATCTTTGATTTGACAAAAACATCTACCAAAGAGGAGATAGCGTCCGTGTTAAATTCTTTAGGAGGAATGGATCGTATAATAGACTTGAGCAAAAAAACGACTACGAAATTCTATATCGTCGATACTTTCAATGGAACGAGAAACAATCGATCTTGTGTTAATTTGGGAGGATATAAGCTTGCCAATGTATTAAAACATTTAGACATATCTTATATTGACAAGAATCTTGTCTCACATTTCATTCAAATCGTTGGAACTTCAACGAATTATTCAATTGGCGATAAAAAAGATATAAATCTTAAATCTGCCATAAACTATGAAACTGTTAGGTCAGAAGTTTATGCTTTGACATCCGAATCGACATCTGAAGAGATAAGGTCTGCGTTCTATAGTTTAAGTGAATTTAAAAAATATATTGAGGCAGCCAAAAATGGATCCATACTACGAACGAGTATTCCCGAATCCATGGGATTAGATTATAAGAACCCAATTTATCTCAATACGCTTATCGCTCATGTCACAAATGACGGTGACGCTATTTTGGAGTATATAATAGCTGGTCCCGGAATAAATGGCTATGCAGGGATGCAGATTGTATTTATAAGCTATACTGCGTCCAGTGATTCTTTTTCTATAAGCGTATTGCCATTTTCGATTGGTTAAAATATCAAATATTACTAAAATGGAAAATATAAGAATAGGAAACGACATCAATATAGAGTGGACCATCTTCCGGGACGGTAAGCCCGAGTCTTTGGAAGGTAAGAGCCTAAGCATTCTCATGACCAGCGGTTACAGAAAGATAAGTGTGGAGGACTTCCATACTCGGGATAATGTGATCGCCTTCACGTTTCCGGGTAAAGACCAAGAGTATAACGGCATATATACCTTGACCCTTATTGAGAACTTAGGGAAAGAACAAATGTATACTGTTGACGCTTGCGAGGCCTTCCGTCTTGTCCCGAGATCATGCGCTGTCGGAGGAAATGCCGGTTGCGGGAACATAAAGGTAAATACCGTGAGGCTGACC